CATTCTAGCACAGAAACTTGCTCTTCGGGGATTTCCTACTTTTTTACTTGGTGCTTTTAAGTCAGAACCAGGATTATCTCTTTCATAAGACTTTCTTCCTTTCTCATTTAAACCACCTTCTTTATTCTTACCAGATTTCTTTGTCCATGCAGCACCCTCATCCAGTTCATTTCTCCAATCAGAAGGATTAAGTGGTTCTGGTTTGATAATATCTACTGTTTCAATTTCAGTAAATTTGATATTATCCTTTTTCCAATCTTGAACTAGTAATTCACTCTCCTCTTTGTTCATCTTCTTTGCCACTAATTCTTGCTCTTTCTTTCTAAGCATTACTTCTCTCTTTGCCTTTTCCATTGCAGAAGAAGAATTAGTTGTAATACCAACTCCTTCTTTCATACTACGTTTTGCTTTGTGTTCCTTTCTTCTTTTATCAATTAATTCCCCTCTTGTTGCATCCTTTGTGATCTTCTTTCCAGTCATAATATCAGGCATTTCACCAGATGTTCCAAACTTTCTTTTATTTCTGATTGTTGCTTTACCATAAGTTGAAGCACCTGCCTCATACTTTGCCTCTGGTATAACATCTTCACTCGTGACACCTGCCTTTGCTCTTTCTTTCTGAGCAGCACCTTTAATTACCATTTTTATCTTATTCTTGAGTGAATAAGGATTCTCCTTTTTCTTTTTACCAAATGCGGACATTGCACCTGATGGTTTACCTGATCCTCTAGTAATACCATATGCCATACCTTCAGAAGTATCTGTAGTATGTTGCTTATCAGGTTCATTCATTGCAAGATTTTTTGCCTTCTTTTTCTTTGAGATCTTTGGTCCTCCAATTGGATCACCGTACTCATCTCTTTCAACTTCTTCTTTTTTCACACAGTTTGGATACCTCTTACCAAACATTGTCTTCATACCTTTCTTTTCATATCCCTTCCAGCACTTTTCTGAAAATTGTTGGAATGATAAACCAGTTGGTTCAAACTCTTCTTTCTTACTACTATTACCCCAATTTGCAGCACCGACTTTACGACACTTAACTAATGCACCTGACGCATAAGCACTTGGCCAGACAGAGTATCTTGATTTAACTTTAGTATAGCAAGCATCTTTTGTGCCACTACCCTTACCTTTTTTATCGGATTCACCAATCAATTTAGGTCCACCTGCCTTTTTCTCTGCTGCTGCTTTCTCATTAGGATTATCATTACCTCTTGCAAGGTTACGCATCTTTGATTTCTTTTGTGCTGCCTTATGTGCTGACTTGTCTATATCAAAACTTTCTTTTTTCATTTTCTTTT